GACCGCCTGCATGTCGCGCCACAGGGCCGTGACCATCTGCATCTGATTGCTGGAGGCTGGTCCGAACAGATTGACTTGCATGGTCACCTGCACCTGCTCTGTCAGGGTGCGCGTGCCCTCGCCGTCATAGGTCCAGCCGTTTGTAGCTATGCGCTGGCGGCCAATAATGACCATGACCGCAAAGGGATCGCGCGGAGCGGCGTTGCGGTTCTGCTGGCCTTGGACAACGGCCATGCCGGCGGGCAGAATGGCTATGAGCCACGACCGCATGGCCTTGTAAATCTCGCTCTCTGTTGGGCTTATGACGTAGTAGGCATCTGCCGCGTTACCAGAACCTTCGACCATTCGCCGTTGCCCCATTCCTCCAACTGCTGTGTAACCAGCCAGTCAGAGCCGTAAAATGTGAGAATGTCGCCGCCCATCTGGAGCGGCCTGTTCAGCGCCCGCACGGCCCCGCGCACGTAAACCGAACGCATATCGGCCTGCTGGTTGATGTTCTCGATCTGCCGCAAGTCTTGGGAACTGACAGCCTGCACCTCCATATCCACGGAAACGGTGGTGTATTGGGGCGTCACTGAGCCATCATCGTTGATGACGTTGCCCGTGCTGCCTTTCAGGGTTCCGGTTATGTGCGGGTTGATGGGCGCGCAGAGGTTCCCGGCCACGCCGAATATGTCGATCATTCCGGGCCGTCCTTTAAGTCGTAGGCCACGGAGTTTTTCATCTGGTCGGACCAGACCAACTGACTGCCGGGCGGGGCGGTTTTCCCTTTTTTCACGTCCTGCATCGCCTTCCATACGTCTTTCTCCGTCATGCGATCACGGACGGGGAAGCGATCTTTTAGGAGGTTAGTGACTGGGGAATTGGGAGTGGATGGATCATTGTAATCATTGATTACATTTTCCATCTGGTCCTTCATCGTTTCGCCACATGCAACGAGGGCTTGATCGACGCTATACCCTGATGATTTCAGGGCCTTATCAAGCATCTTTCCCCATCCATCCTTATGATCGGCAACAGTTTTACGCATAAACGGACGGGGCGGAGACGTGGCTGTTCCAAACTCATTGTATGCGGCAATGGTGGCAGTTGGCTTATGGTCTTCCTCTGTGCCCTCCAGAAACCCCACGCGCACATGCGCCCCCTTCCCCAGCTTCTCCTGCAACTGCTTGAGGGCATTTGCAAGGCCAACACCCCCAACAGACTTGATCTTCACGGCCATATGCGAGGCCTTTGCGGAAAGCCGGGCACATACCGGGCCTGCCGCAGGTAGCGGGTAGCAGCCCAGAACGATGCGCCGAATTGGGTCTGGTTAAACCACGCGGCCCGTTCCTGCTGGTTGCCCATGTCGGTGCTGACAGAAACGCTGCCACGGGTTGCGGAAGCCACGCGCCCGACCAGTCCCCCGGTGCCTCCCTGAAACTGGGGCAAGTAGAGGGTGGCCAGATGCGCCACCAGCAGGCCAAGCAGCAATGCGCGCTTTGTCAGGTCGCGCACCGGGCTGCATGGCGTGTTGCTCAGGTAGAACGTGGCTTCTTCAAAGTATGACTGAGCCATCGTTGCATCCACATTCTGGGCAAGCGCTGGATACCGGGCCGACCACGCTGCGTAATCGAACGTGACAACGCCATTCGTGGTCGAGCAGGCCATTAGTCATCCTCGCGGGCAAAGGGGGTAATGCCGGGCATCTTGTCCTTGTTCAGGCCCTCAAGCCCGGTACGTTCTTCCCGCAGCTCAGAAAGGCGGGATACCGCATCGGCCTCTTTGGGCATGGCAAAGATCAGGCCTTTTTTGAGCGGCATGAACTCAGCGTTCTGCTTGGTCCATGCCTCCCAGAAATCGGCAGCCACTTCGGTACGGCCACCCATGCCCAGCATGACGTTGTCCTTCTTGTGGTAGCGCGGGTCACGCCGCGCGCCACGCAGGTGGACGCTATCCTTGATGGCAGGCAGAGCGCCCTGACGTGCAGGAGCCTGCAATGCACCTTCGTCGTACAGGTCCAGCACAAGGCCGGACGGCATACGACAAATAACGGTCACGGTTGCGCCGCTTCTGGAAGATGTTGCTGTCATTGTTTTTTAAATCCCCGTCATGGTCACGCAGGCCATGGGATAGAACCAGATGGTCCCCCAAGAGCCCTGAGACTTTTTCTGCCGGAAGTTGGAGGAATACCGCTCAACGGCATGGGCGCGCAGTTTTTCGGTGAAGGCGGTGGTGACAGTTTCCTGCCCGTCCACAGCATCCACAAAAAGCTGCATCATGGTCACGCTGGAGTTGCCCCCGCTCAGAGTGGTCCCGGCTTCCGGCAGGGTCTCAATCTTGAGGTTGGGCAGGTTCTTCTTGAGCAGGTCGCTCAGCACCACCTGAAACTGGTTGGTGTAAAGAAGGCAATACTGTCGCTCGGTCGGAATAACCAGCGTCATGGGCGTTTCCAACGTCAGGTTGCCACCCATCTGCACAGTGAGTTTCTGAAACGCTTTCAGAATGTCATTGTACACGGCAATCGGGTCGGACGTATCCAGCCAGGTATTGCCGCCAGACGTGCCGGAGACTGTCAGCTTGGGCAGCGGGGCAATGGCTGCGGGCAGGTTGGGGTCGTTCAGCGCGCCGTACAGTTCCAGCCCCGACATGCCAAACAGGTTGATCAGGTTCTGGTTCTTGTTCAGGACGGAAATGGACGCCTCGTTTTTCTGGTTCACCCAGTCGATCTTGGCCGCGCCCATGCGCTCAACCTCACGCTCGCCCCATTTGGTCCACGTCTGGTAATGGAAGCTCTGCCGCTGGGGCCAGTTGGCGTTGGCGTCCGTGTCACCGGCCTGACTGTAATCGTCATACGACACGGCATAGCCGGACAGTTCGACCATGGGGAACTGCGCTGTGTCAGTCACCCAGTCGCCCTTTTTGGCGCTGCCGTAAATGTCCTCGGACTTGGTGGGCGTGATGATCGCCTTAATGATCTTCGGATCCGTGTAGGTCGTGAAGATCGCGGGGATACCGCTATTCGGCGCGGTAACGGGCAGGCCGGACGGCAGAGCATCGGCTGCCATCTCGGAGTAATACCCTCGCACGCCGGGCATAACCACGCCCCAGTCTTGTGCAAGCCGGGGCGCGTCCTTGCGGAACATGTTCATACTTGTGGTTCCTTATGCAGCCGCAACCGGGCCGGTGATGATGATGGGCGAGCCAGCAGCGTTGCCCTGCGAGACCTTCCACGTGGTTTCGACAGAACCCGCGATGGTAGCTCCTGCTGCGCCGGTACTGATGCTGCCATCCGTGGTGGAGGCAAACACAGACTGCCCGATAAGGGCCGGAGTGCTGGAGTCTATGAACACGTCCCCGCCTGCCGCTATCTGCGCCATGAACCCCTGCGGCACCTTCATGGTGGATTCCTGCAGGTATGCCGTGGTGAGGCCCTGCTGGTCGGCATAAACAAAACCGTCAGGCGCGCCGCTCGGCACGGTCTGGGCCGTAATGACCACAGTGGGGGCAGACGTGTAGCCCGTCCCTGCGCTGACCACGTTAATGCCGGTCACAACGCCAGCAGTCACAACGGCAACAGCCGTGGCCCCGGTCCCGCCGCCACCGGTGAGGGAGACAATCGGGGTTGCGGAGTAATCCGTGCCACCATCGGAAACCGTGATGGACGCAACGCCCCCAGCGGATTCCTGGCTGGCGGTGGCTGTCACGTTCAGGGTTAGGCCCGTGCCCGCACCGCTGCTGGTGGTGGCCACGCCGGTTGCCGTGGGGTCGGCGGACTGAGCCGTGGCGGTCTTGATCGTAACGCCAGTGACCGCACCACTTGCGCCAATGGTCGAAACCGTGGCGGTGCCGCCGGTGAAGGTCTCGGTATCCCCCACAGCGTAACCTGTGCCGCCAGCGTTCACCGCCAGCGCCGATACGGTATAAACCGTGGCAGAGGACAGAACAGCCGTGGCCGTTGCCCCGGATCCTGCCGTGACGGTAGGCGCGGAGTTTAGCAGCGTCACGCCATCCGGCTGAACCCACGCAAAGCGCGCAATGGTCAGGCCACCAGTGCCAGCCCGGAAGCCGTTAGGGCCGGGAATAACAATACGGCGGGGATTCTCACTGGCCCAGCGACCGGGAAATCCCGCTGCCCATGTGTAATTTACTTCTCTCTGAAAAGGCATCTGCCTGTTTCCTTACATCTTGCGGGGGGCTTTGACGCCGGACAGGACGCTATCCTTGTCAGGAGCGCTGTCGGTGGCCATGACCGGAGCGGGAGCAAGCGCGCCAACCTGTGCGCTCACCAGCGCCTTGAGGCCCGCCGTGTTCACGCCGTCCAGACCCATCGCGCCGCGATCTTTCAGGGCGTAGAGGAGAATGGCATCGGCGCTGTCGAGGCCGTGGACCTCGCCCACCAGAGGGGCAACGAGGCGCTTGGCTTCTTCTGTCGCACGGTTGCGACTGCGCTCCGCTTTGATGGCGGCATCCACAGCAAGGGAGATCGCCCGGTCCTGAGCTTCGAGGAGCTTCTTTTCCTTTTCCTCGCCCTCGAGTTCCTTGTTGGCTTCGCGGCCGCCAGCGGCTTCGTTGCGCTTGCGCTCTTCTTCGGCTTCGTCCTCGGCCTTTTTCTTGGCCTCGGCTTCTGCGGCTTCGTCGGCAGCCTTCTTTTCTGCCGCTGCCTTCTCCGCCTTTTCGCGCGCCTCTTTTTCTTCGGGCGTTTCGTCTTCGGCCTCGGGGTCATCATCATCCATGCACTTCTTCACATCCTCCTCGGATGCGTCGAGCGCCAGACGGCCAGACTTCAGGGCGGCGGCAACCTTGGCCACCGCAGACATGGGCACACGTACGGCCATGCTCTTTTCCTTTTTGGGTGAAAGCGCGCCATCGCCAATAATGGCGGTCGGCACGCGGGGGTTTTCAACAAGCGCCAGATGGTTGAAGCGGATGTTCACCATCTTGAGCGTGTAGGACTGGCCGTCTATTTCGCCAGTTTCCGGGACGGCATCGTATGCGTATCCAGCGGACACGCAGCGTTTGGAACCATCCTGAATTGCCTTGATCGCATCGCCGTCCCACACGGAAAGCTCACCAACCAGGTTGGGCGCTTCAAACCGTGCGTTACTGACGGAGCCGACCGTAATTTCTCGCGGGTGATCCTCGGCATTGATTGGCTGGTGAATGTCGAGGATGGGCTTGCCGTTCATCGTCTCGGCAGCGGCGCGCAGGGCGTCTGCATCGCGGTAGAGCTGGTATATCTGGTCAGGCTTCAGGCCCAACGCTTCCGCGCCCGGTATTTCCCTGCCATAGTATGGGGACACCACTGCGGCGCTGAGAATACAGCGCTCAACAAACAGGTGTCCATCCGCGTCTATGCGCCGCACAGAGCGGTCTAGCGCGAGTATTTCTTTTGCCATTATTTGGGAGGTCCGTTGTGACGGATGATGAGAGAGAACTTCTTTTCGTGCTGAGCCAGCAAATTAAAAATTTGGTTGCTCAGAAAAAAATTGCAGACGGCAAGGACCCCATGCAAGGCATGTCTGGGGCAATGATCAACAAAATTGATCATTTAATTCAAAAAATTAATCGTCAAACCCCGGAATAATCACCGACCAAGTGCATCGGCAGTTGGGCTCCTCGCCGGGATGTATCCAGCGTTCCCCGATGTAGGCACCCTTAGTCAGATCAAAGCGGAGCCGGTCTTTCCCGGCCTTCACATGGTCTGGCCTTGGGTGCTTGCCGCCCGATGAATGCACCCAGATGCCCTCTTTCAGCCCCAGTTCAGTCTGCCGTGCCCGGTTAATAACGGACGTGGCCTTGTTGTTCTGATCGCGGGCAATGAAGGCAGCTCGGCGGCGGCTGATTCCGTATTGCTTCTGGAGCGCTTCGCTTAGGCTGGAGAGGTCACGTCCATTCTGGACCGATAGGTTTACAGCCGTGCGAATGTCCTTGAGGTGGTCATTCGTCATTCCCTTGATGAGATTGACGTTTTCGTTAATGGCGCTCTGCACCATGCTCTGCACATAGCGCGTAGGCTTGAACTGCACGGTGAACCCGTTGCGCTTCAATTCGGCTTGGAACGAACTCTGCGTGTAGGTCTGGGCCGACTTCACAAACCGCTCGGCCATTTCGTCGGCAGCATCCTCGAACCGCTTGCGCCACTTGGCCGTAAGCTGGTCCATGACCTTGACCAGACGGGCCAGCGGGGATGCGTCCTGCGCGATCTGTGGCTCCGCATCCTTGTATGCCTTGGCAAGGTCGTTCAGGACTTCCTTGTGCATGCGCCGGAGCATGGCGTGCATGGCTTGGTAGTATTGCGCCTCGATCCCGGCATTAGCCCGCACAGGGGCAATGCGCTTGCCCTGCGCTGACTGACACCGGAGTTGAACCACTATTCTTCCTTTATGTTTCCAGCTGCTAATTCAATCAGAAGAAAGGCGCGAAGGAATACCGCCTCTCGCTCGGCGTTTCCTTCCCGAGCCGCTTCTCCTGCGTGATCCCACAAATTTTCGCGCAGCTTTTTGTAGGCGTCTTTGTCGATCATCATCCGCCCTCGCTTTCCTCACCACGCCGCAATAGCCCCTCAAGGCCTGCGCCATCTGTTTCAGGGTCTGGCGGTTCGGGCGGTGGCCCGGCCAGACTGACGTTTCGGTAAATGCTCTGCGGGTCTGCGGCCTGCCGTTTGCGTGCTTCCTCGGGGGCAACAACCCCCGCCTGCACATTCACCGCATCAGTGTCGGTCTTGATCTTCTCGACCTCTGCCGCCTCTTTCTCGGAAAGCTGCCACAGGTGGATGAACTCAAAATCAAGTCGCTCGTCGATCTCGCCCCAAAGGTTGATCTGGGCCAGATTGAAGATGGCGCGCACAGTCGGGCCGACATTGGCCTCCTGAAACGCGGCTATCTCATCGTAAAAAACCCGTATCTCGCCTTCGCTGCTGGCGTTCAGTCCTTGCGGCTGGATGCCGAACAGTTTGACCAGAGGGATGCCGGGAATGCCCGCCATGAACTCCTGCGACTGCGCCTGTAGTTCTCCAAGGCCGGAGAGCGGCGCGGTCTTTATGTCGAAGTCCTCATTTTCCTTGTCGATCACGAACGTGCCGTTGTTGCTCTGCCATACATTCATGGCCGCAACTCGCCCGGTCACGCTGTCCGCGTCTATGTCACCATAGCTCATGCAGGCATCGGACTGCATGTTGCTGGTCATGTCCGTTTTTAGAACCTTGGTGGCAAAGTTGCTCACCATGTCGGAAACAGACTGCCGGGTGCGCAGGAAGTTATGGACGTAGGCTTCAAGCTGCTGCGTCAGGGACAGGCCGCCGAAGTTGAACGCGGGCTTGAGAATGTCCGGCACTTCATAAGGCACCACAGTCAGCAGCCGGGTATGATGGACAAGCACGCCCTGCACCCACCAGTTGTCGGGCCGGTAGTAGTTTTCCTTGAGAGGGTTGTCCGCGTTGTAGGTGTTCGGATTGGTCCAGATGGGATCGACATTCACCAGTCGGTCGAGTGTGCCCTTGGCCACGCCGTTGGAGCTGATCCTCAAAGGGAGGTTCTGATAGGCGGACGTGAGAGGCCTGCCCTTGATCCCAATCCAGATATGCCCCAGCCCATACCCAAGCCCGTGCATGACCTGACGGCGCACAACGTCACGCACGCGCAGACGCAGGAACTCCTTTTCAAGCTCGCGGATCTTGTCGGCTACTTCCTCGTCGTCTTCGTCCTCGTCCGTATCGGTCGAACGAAACTTGATCCACTCGCGGGTTGCTTCCTTGGCGATGGTCTCCACAGGCTTGCGGAACTCGGCGCGCAGCATCATGGCGGCAAGGTCTGCGTAGCCCTTGAAGTTCAGGCCATCGGCAATGAAGTTGCTGACGATGTTGTAATTCGCGCCCATGTACGAGGACAGAGCGCTATCCATGGACAGGCCGGACACGCCATCCCCACGCACACCCTTGGGCGGCTGGTACGGCTCGAACAGCTTCTCGGCAAGCGACTGCAACTCCTCTGGCGTCTTGGCGACGAACCGTGGCATCGCGCGCCGCTCCTTGGTCGCCACAACAGGCTCCACGCGCGCAGGAGCGGGCATAGGCTCCGGCTTGCGCTTGAACCAGTTGGGTAGCTTCATCTTCGTCCCTGTTGGGCTATTTTGTTGACTGCGTCAGCGGTAAACTTCGGCATCCTGCGCCGGTTCTGAATGACTCCATCCAGAGCGTAGCGCAGCGCGTCGATCCAGTGGTTCCACGCATCGGCAATGAGCGGGAGAACGTCTTCCGTTTTCTTGTCCACCTTGTACGAATACTTGCGGAACTCTTCGGCCAGACGCTTGCAACGTGGGTGCACCACAATCTTCTTGAAGGCTTTCAGCCGGGCAACACCGTCCTCAACACTGCCGGGCCACTTGTTGGCAGCGCTGATCTTGAAGCCAAAGCGGTTGGCCAGAAAGCTGATTGTCTCGGGCCTTGCGCCGTCTGCCTTCCATGGCCAGCGGTAGGCGTCTGGGATTTCCTCCAGCACTTCCGGGGTATCATCAAGCTCAATCCCTACGCCGCCCGCCTCGTAATCGACATACAGGCAATCGTTCAGGATGAAGCACCGAACCGCAGCGGTCGGGTCTTTGGCAAAGCCCCAGTCCACGCCATAGTAAAACCGCGTACCCTCTGGAGCAGTAAACTCCTCAATGGAGACACGGTTTCGAAAGATGATGGCATCTGAAATGGTGATGTAATCACCTTCCCAGATATGGCCGTATTCGTCGGGGCGGGCCCGCTGGTCTTCCACGCGCTCGGTCGGCAGCGTGCCGTCACCAAACCATGGGTTGTCAGACCAGTTGGCCCGCACCGCAATGAGGTCCGAACGGTCGGAGCCGGGGCCACGGAAAAAGTCGTCAATCGGATCTTCTGGGCTGGCCGGGTTCCAGCTTGCCCATATCTCCGATCCGGCCTTACGCATGGTCGGGCGCAGCATACGCCACGAATACGCGCTGATGGACTGCGCCTCCTCAATCCATGCCCGGTCAAACCCTTCCAGAGACTTGATGCTGTCCGCCGTGTGGTTCTGCATGCCCTGAAAGATAATCAGGCCGCCGCCGGGGGTTTTGATAAGCTGGTCCTGTACGTCGAACGATGCGTTCAGGTTGAACTTGTTGATCTTGTCCACGATCAACTGCTTGGAGGACCGCTCGATAGATTTCTGTACCTCACGGATGCAGACCGTGCGGTGGCCCGGCATCCGTAGGTGCTCTTCTACGATGCACTCACCAAAGAAGTGCGACTTGCCCGAACCACGCCCACCATACGCGCCCTTGTATCGGCATGGAGCCAGCAGCGGCTCGAATACCTCGGCGGTGGGTATGGAAAGGGCTGTCATTCTTTCTTGTCGGACGCCCTTACAATGACGCGGCGGACCTCAGACACCTGAACTGGGCCGCCGTCTGGGCCTGTGTGTTCAACGTCCTGCTTATCCCGCCACTTCGTACGCTGCCGGTTCTTCAGCCAGAAAATGGCCGCCGCAGTATCCGGCGGGTAATGCTCTTCATAATCAACAATCAAAGGCTTCCCTTGATCATTGAAGATTTTCACAGCCTTGTGGGAGTATCCTACGGCGCGGTGGAAAAGGCGCGCAGCCACTTCCGCATCCGCCAAGTCCTTCCCCTTTTTTATGGACTCAAGAAATTCAGGATAGGAAGTTTTCCAAGCATTGACCGTCTGCTCACTGACCTCAAAAAAATCAGCCAAATCCTGATCGGTTGCGCCCAAAAGACATAGCTTCCGCGCCTGCTCAGCAAACTCATCTTGGTATTTGCTGGGCCGCCCGGCCATGCCACTCTCCAAAAACGAAAAAGCCACCCGAAGGTGGCTCTTGAACATACATCTTGCGATGATGATGTTTTTTATACCGGGAAAGGTACCGGGGTACAAGCTTTTTCAGCGTCATGTTTTTTCTTGCGCTGGGCCGCGTAGAACTCGGCCAACTGTTCCAGCAACATGGAGCACTGCGCGGACACTTTCTTGCGCCCCAGATCAGAGGACACGGTGGGGAAAAGAACGCCCGCCATCTGCTTAAACGAAAGCTTCTCGACCAGCATCGCCTTCAAGCGGACTTCACCGCAAACGCCAAGAGCCTTCCGCACATCGTAAACATGCCCAGCCGCATCGGCCCGCGTCATCAACCACGAGAGATCATCATGCCTGATCTCGCAATTTGCCGTGTGGTTTTCTGGAAATTCCTTGTAGCCCTGATACGCAAACACCCATGTCCGATACCACTTATCAGCAGCATTGGCGGCTTCCTGCGTGATCTCCTGCGCTTTCAGCAGCGCGTCAACAACGGTCTGTTCGCGTGATGGCCTGCCAGCAGTAAACACCGACTTAGCCGCCCGCTCAGGCGTAGGACCATTATCCTCGGCAACGGGAATTTCATAGCGTGGGCGCGTCTTGCTCATGCTGCTGGCTCCCTCTTCACCAACGCCTTCTGCGCCTCAGTCAACGGTACGCCTGCCCGCAAGTTACAAAGCGCGCACGCCACATCCCAGTTCCGGGGCGGCGCGTAGATTTCGGAGTTTCCGGGGTAAAATGGCGGCTTAATCATCGTCCCGCTCTCCGCGCTCTCTCACTTTAGGCGAGAATGGACCTTTCCCACGCTTGCGGAAAAATGCACGCTTTCTACGATGGCTTTTCATCCCCCAAGAGAATCACAAACCCCCGCGCATGTACAGCAAAAACGTGCGTCACCCTGCGTTTTTACGTGTCGTTATTTTGCGACAGTACCCGCTATCCACAGGGTTGTACACATGGAGCGCTCATGCAGAAATTAGCAACCTTATCCCGGCCTCGATAAGCTTCCCGATCTCGCCTATACTATCATCGCTATTCTCTGATATTCTTGCGTAATCAAGAAGTATTCCTAAATAATTCCCATTCACAAGAAAAATCAAATCATTCCCTTGTTCTCGGGGCTTAATAATTATTTCCGACCCATTCGTCCAATCTGCTCCTTCGATGACAAAAAAGCCTTGCTTCATCATCAATGGCTTCCGAATGGCTATATTACCTCCATTTGTTTTTAACAAAAACTCATGAAATTCCTTTCCGCTAAGACTTATGCTGAACAATTCATCAAGAACTACTCCAGAATCATCCTGTGAAAAAAACCGTAAATGCATCTTAATGCTCCGAGTAATGTTTTCCTAATACCAACCTACCCCATTACAGATGCTTAAAAATAAAAATTTCCGTCATCACAAGGCCCTCGCCGCCAATCCAGCCACAACGGCAAAATCTCCTCATCCAATAACCCCTCCTCCGGCGCATGAAGCGGGACCGGGTGCGGCGTGACCACTGGCACTCGCACCGGCCCGCCCCCTTCGTATGTCATGAAATCTACCAGCTCGTCCGGGTCTGGTTCGTGGCCTGCGCCCCATTCGGTCATGACCATTTCCTCGCGGTCATGCAGAACGATACGGCCGCAGAAATCGTCATCCAGCACCCCGCTAGCGTCCACGCGATCACCGGTGCATGAGCCGAAACGCACGCCCCGAAAACGCAACCCAAACCTCCAACCCAGAACAACAGCGCCAATTTCAACATACCCCTAAAATCCTCCACAATGCGCGCACAGCGCACTCTAACGTCCAGACATAATGATTACCGATTGAGAGCCTGTGCAGCACTCTCCGACAATCCTCGTGGCTCTTTCGGTACATTGAGGCCCATAGCCGCAGCCAGAGACGCGGCGCGCTCCAAAACGTCGATCCTCTGCCGCGTCACGTCCAGAAGGTCTCCCGACAGGCCGGGCAGTTCACGCTTGAGGGCGGCAGCAAGGGCGCGGCCTGTCAGCCCCTCTGCCCCGTCCGGCGTCCATGCCCCAAACCTCCGAATGCGTTCCTCCTCGGCGGACTGCGCCTGCAAGCGGGCTGTTGCCTCGGCAGCTTTCTTCCGCACAGCCTCACGGACCTCTGGCGTTTTCGGCTCGCAAATAGGCTCCTCCCGGGGTGTGCAGCGGGAGACCATACGCACACCAGCCAGCCGGGAGCGAAGCGGGGCAAGCTGATCTTCCATGAACTCCACGAACTCAGCAGCCGCAGGGAAAAACTTAAACCGCCGCACGGCCAGCCTCAGCGTGTCGGGCGTCCACACGATGGCGGGCATTCCCTCGCACGCCATGGCCACGGCCATCTTGCGCATCTGGAGCGCCTGCTCGTCCTGCGGGTTGGCCACAGCTGCGTTCAGCATGTCGAGGAAACGATCAACCTCCACGCCCAGCCTGTCAGATGGCATCGCTTCCATGGCGCGCTCAAGGTCGGGCAGGATGCGCTTGGCCTCGGCCACCACGGCCCCGGACGGTTGTGGTTTCGGTCCGAGCGAGATCACCAGCCCTGGCGCTGCATCGCCACGGCGCAGGCGGTCCCGGCGCTCCTGCTCGGTTTCGGTTGGCCCAACACGCTCAACGGCGCGGGTGTCGATTGCGCCGAGGAGGGCGTGGCTAATGGCCGGGGCGCGCTGCCCGGCGTAGTGCGAAATCTGGGTCATGCCACCGTCCTGTCGCCATACTGGCGCTGCATCCGTTCGAACTGCTGCGAGAGTGGGGATTGTGGTTTCCCATGGATGGGCTTGGGATTTCCTTGGCGCTCGGCCTCACGCCTGCACCAGGTCCGCCACGTGGCCGCCCAGTCCAATTTCACACCTTTGGCGTTCGGTTGAGCGTGCCACCAATCGGCGAACTTCGGGGCAATGTCTGTGGGGTTCAGGCCAAGACCGATTGCGAAACCCCGGTCAGCATCTGTTGGCCCCCAGTCGTCTGGCAATCGGGTTCCGCGAGATTTGGGCTTTGGGGGCGCGGCAGAAGCCGAAGGCGCCTCCAACTCTCTGGAGCGAAGCGTAAGAGAGTTATTACCTTCCTCCCTTCCTCCCTTCCTCCCTTCCTCCCTTCTGAAATTGAAATTCCACACTGGTTCGGAACTGGTTCGGAACTGGTCCCCCCCTCTTCCTGAACTGGCGCTTTCTCATTGCGCGTATTGTCGCCATCAACTTCGGAACCGGTTTCTTTTTCTGCATCATTTGTGCAGGCATATTCTCGAATAGGTTCCGGCATAGGGCAGAACCGAGATGGCTTTTTAGGCTTCTGCCACTTACCAAAATTCCGAACCGCTCCGTAACCTTTCCCATCAACATCGTATTTTTTCACAATGTCATTAGCTTCAAGTTCGGAAAGAAGCTTGGACACGTCGATATTATCAGCTGGGAATATGCGCATTTTCAGCGTGAGCGGCTTCCATTCAAAGCCGCCCCCATCATCTGCATGGTTCCAAATGCCAATAATCAGGACGCGAGCGGCCATGGAGAGCGTTGCAAACGACTCATCCGTATAAAGACCGGGATGGATGCTGCGGATACGAGCCATCAGTTTAGTCCTCCAATGGTCATGCCGCTCTCGATGCAGAACTGAATCGCCCAATCCGGGTCTATTCCGGCATCTCTCGCAAGCGCACGCACCAATTCTGCGGGCATTGGAGTAGCGCGCAGGTCGCAGTCAGGTGGCGTTAGCGGTTGAGGTAAATCACTCATGCCATCACCGCGCCCTTCAAAGGCACGCCATGCCTCTCCAAAAAGAACACCACCTCCTCAAGCGAACGGCAGACGGCAACAGGTGCACCAGCCGCCCGTAATTCCGCATGCCGTTGCATCTGGGCCGGGCTCAGTCGGCCTGTGGGCGTTTTCAGTTCGATGTAATAGGTCCGGGAGTTCCACACGATACCAAGATCAGGCCACCCAGGGAGGCACCCTCGCGCCTTCCTTCTAGCTCCCTCTCTTGGTCCGTTCTGGCGATTTTCAAAGGACTGGGCTGTAGCATCATCGGGCAGCAACCTTAGCAACTGCTGCCAAATCGACTTATGGAGCGCATCTTCTTCGTGTTTCATTCGACCGGCTCCAATTCGAAATACGTTTTTCTCCGTATTTTCAGACCTTCCCAAAATCCTTTGGGATAGGCGCATCTTGCATTCATCGCATCAGAAAGATGACTTTCCGTGCAGCCTAGGTGCTTTGCAAAATTACGTTGAGTTCCGTAAATATTCTTAATTCTGGACTTGATGTGCGGTAGGACGCCATAAGTATCCACCACGGGATTGCATTGCTTTATGCTCATTCTCCACACTCCCGCGCCAGCCGGTCGGCCTTGGCCTGTAACCGATCAGCCTTTTCGTTCAGCCAGTCGGCAAGCTCTCGGAAATAGAAGGCTCTGTTGAGCGCACGATCTGCGCGCCTGCGTGTATGGCGTGCGCGCCACTGGAGGAATAATCGCCCCATTTGCGATCCCATTCTTCTGTCCTGGCACGATAAAGGGCGGCCTGATGTTCGGCTCGTGACCTCATCTGCTCCAGATGGTTCCGGTAAAGGCGTTCCACTTTCAGGAAAATGTGCGCAGGAATAACGCTCCATTCTCCATAGAACAGCCGCTTAATCTGTCCGTCCGTCAGCCCTGTTTTGCGGGCCACGGCGGCAAACGTTTGTTTCAGGCCAGACCGTGTGCCGCTGGCCTCAACAATTTCATGCAGTTGCATCTGAACCTGTTGTGCGATTGCTTCAGGCGTCATGTCTGGCCGCCTTTCTGCTTTCACGGATAAGAATTCTCTCTCCACAGAATTTTCCCCTGCCATTCTCGGTTTTGCGGAACACGAGAGCTGGAGAAACAATGCAAAAGGAGACCGAATTCGGAACGGTGGAATACGGCGGTGCATATGCGCTGGACACACTGAATGCGTGTGACGCTATGCCCGCCGCCATGCACAATACTCCGTTCCTCTGGCAGTCTACTGTCAGAGCAGCGGAGCTTTGGTCGTTCCTGCACCCATACGCGACCATCCAGCAGCGCAGGGCACTGCTGGAGGAAGTCGCGCGGAAGTTGGGGATTGAGGATGCAGTTACGGGCATGGGTTCGTGCGGGGGTTAGAAAGGGATTTCGTCGTCAAGATCAGACGGATTGCTCCAGCTATTATCCTTCTGGGCATAGCTGTTGCCCTGCGGCTTCTGCTGGGTGGCTGGAGGATGGTCAGAGCCATCGCCAGAATTGCGGCTGTCGAGCAGGACCAGTTCGCCACGGAAGCGGTCAACAATCACTTCGGTCGTATAGCGTTCCTGCCCGCTCTGGTCGGTCCATTTGCGGGTTTGCAATGCGCCCTCAAGGTACAC